GACTCGGCGAACCGCTTCCAGAAGTAGATGTCATCGTCGGTCTTCTCGCCCGTCCAGCCACCCTCCGCGTTCGGGACGCCAAGGAACCAAGGCTTGGCCATCCGTCGCAGCGCGTCGGTGCGGATGAACGTGAGGCCGAAGTGCCCCGTCTCGCATGGGATCACCTGCCTGCGGAACTCCGTTGCCTCCACCCGCGTCATCCTCTTCCCGTCGCCGTCGACCATCGACAGAAGGCAGTGCTCGCGGTCGCGGCCGATCTGGAGCGGGAACAGCGCGTCCACGTCGGGATTCTGCTCCATGATCTGCCACATACGGACGATGTCTTCCGCGTCGAAGATCGAGTCGTAGTCGATCGTCAGGATGTACTTCCGCTTCTCGTCGGCGCAAATCTGCTCCATCATGCGCTGGAGCACCTGCCCCCAGAACACGCCGACTCCCTTGACGAAGTCGATCCCCAGTTTGGCGCAAGCGAGATGCGTCGCGCCCATCGTGTCCGTCCACGCGATGCGCGGCATCGACATGAGCGCCTGAACCTCGGTCATCGGGAACTTCGGGATCGGCGTCTTCACGCGCCGCGCGACCACGCGCAGCCAGTCGCCGTCCTCCCAGCGCGTCCCGTTGACGCCGCCCGCGATCTCCCACCCGGCAAGGCTCAAGACCTTCGCCAGCTTCTCGCGGTTCCAGATCGAGCGGTACTTGCCGCGCGCGAGGCAGATTTCCTCGACGCTCCCCGTCCCATCCTCGTAAGCCTTGACCGCCGCGTCAAAGTTCGGCACGTCGAAACGCGCCTCATCTCCATCCACCGACCGCGCCGCCGCGACCTCCTCGCCACTGACGGCCATCGCCAGAATATCGTTCGCATCCTTCATGGGTTCGCCTCCTGCCGTATGTATCGGCAGCAGCAGAATAGCGGCCCTGCGCGCTCGCGCGCGCAAGGCCGCCGGATGCGAAATGCCTTGGCGTCAGACCTGCGCGACGAATGCAGCGCCGATCTCGGACGCGGTCGTGCAGCCGTCCGCGGGGAGGCTGAGTTCCGCCATGATGATCGCCTCGGTGGTCGCGTGCGGCGTGAACAGGACGTTCAAGTACCGCTTGCGGCCGCGAAGATCGACGTCGTACACGATCTTGGCGAGCGCCGTGCTCTGCGTGGTGGTCACGGGCGTGAAGCCAGTGCCAGCCTGCGTCGCGGCGATGCTCGTCCAGTTGGTGCTGTTGTCGTCGTTCTCGCGGACCACGTTGTTCGTGGCGACCGTCGAGACGCCAGCGCTGGTGTTTCCGATGCAGTAGAGACGCGCGAAGGCGAATCCACGGGTGTCGATCGTCGCCGTGAGCTGGGACGCGTTGGTCGCGCTGATGGCTCCGATGACGAACTTGCTGTTCTGTCGCATTGTCGAGGTTCCTTCCTGTTGGCTGCCAGAGGGGGTCGGCGGATCGCTCCACCGACCCCCGGAGCAGGGGATTCAGTTCATCAGAGCGTCATCTTGACCATAGCGCCCGAGGCGGTCGAGCCGCCGACGTTCGCGCAAACGATGTCGAACCGCTCGGTGCCGCGCACCGCGATCTCGTCCTGCTCGAACGCGTTGAGCGCCGAGTCGGAGAACGCGATCGAGTTGGCCCGGCGGTCGCCGAAGTAGGCGGCCTGACGGAGGTCGCCGATGTACGCGAAGGTCGCGCCGCCAGACTCGCTGACGGGGATCACCTGCGCGAACTCGACCGGGTAGCCGAACCAGCGCGGAGCAGTCAGTCCGTTCGCGAACTCCGCGGCGGTCACGCCGCCAGCGGCGAGGGCGAGCCGCTCAAAGATCGCGTGATACGCGTTCTTGGAGCAGTAGACCTTGATGTTGTTGCGCTGCGCCGCCCAAGCGGGGAGCTTGCGGAGGCCCGCCGCGAGTTCGGCCGCGGTGACGCCCGCGTAGGTCGTCTGGCCGCCGTCCGACACCTGATAGGTGGCGTCGGTCAGCGCGTTCGCGAGGCCGACGATGCCGCCGTAGGTCGACGTGCCGTCGCCGTTGAAGCCGCAGTCGTCCTCCTTAAAGCTGAACGCGTACGCGATCTCACCAGCGATGTCGTCGCCGATGTTGATGACCGCATCCTCGTTCAGTTCGTTCGACACGGTCGTGAGCACGCCGAGCTTCTTCGCGGTGAGCTGCACCGAGTCGAAGACCTGCTGGCTCTCGGTGATGGCCGCGGCCTCGCCGACGAAGTACGCGTTCACGGTCGACGCGCGCTTGCTGAAGCGGAGCGTGTCGCTCGACATCGGCTTGATGGTCGCGTTGCGGCGGAAGACGCCGTACTGCTCGCGCAGGGTGATCAGCTCGTTGTCGAACTGCTCGGGGACGAGGAAGCCGCCCGCGCTGTTCACGCCCTCGCTGTGGCCCTTGGTGCGGATGAGCGAGAGGCCGTTGTCCTTGCAGAACTGCGCGGACTTCTGGTGACCCATCGCGGCAAGGCACCACGCGCCGAACTTGTAGGCGCTCTCCTTGCTCTTGAGGTTCTTGACCGAGCCGTAGACGCGGGCCGACTCCCACACGGGATTGGGCTTCGCGTCGAGATTCGCGTGAACCGCGAACTTCCGCTCGATCACTGCGTCGGCCAGAGTCTTGCGGACGTGCTTGGCGACGGCCTCCTCGGTGACGCCGTCGTTCTCGATCTCGGCCGGAGCGGCCGACTTCACGACGACGTCGAGGCTGTCGGGATCGACGGCCATGCCGGACTCGTCCACGATCATGTAGTTGTCGAGGATCAGCTTCTTCTGGGCGACGAGGCCCGGCTGTCCCTTGATCTTCCCGGCGCGCTCAAGCGCGGCGGCGAAGTCGCTGGTGTTCATGGTCTTCATGGGAAAACTTCCTGTCAGAAACGACTGGTGCTTTTCCTTACCGAACAAGGCTGCTTGCAGGCGACTCGCCGTAGGCTCTGCCGGACGGATCAGAGAAAGATGCGGCCCTGTGCGCGAGCGATCTCGCGACGAACCACCTCGTCAAGGTTGATCGGCGCGCGCTTCGTCGCGGTTGAGGGCACGCTGACGGTCACGACGGTTCGCCGCGGCGCGTCGACGCCGAACCACCGCTTCGCGGCGACGGGCGACATGATGCCCTTCTTCACCGCGGTGATGAGGGCGTCGGGGTTCGCCTGAAGCGGCGCGAGGCTCACCTCGAGCAGCTTCCAGCGCGAGTAGACGGTGTGCACGCGGTCGCCGTACTTGCGTCGATCGGCGTCGATCGCCTTGCGGACGCCGCCGTCCTCGGGGACGTAGCCGACGCTCACCGCGTTCACGATGCCTTGGCCGACGAGCGCGGCCGCGACCTCCGGGAAGAACTCGCCCTGATAGCCGTCCGGGCGCTGCGCGAACGTGAAGTCCCCGACGATCGTGGACTCCTTCCGCTTGAGTCCGTTGCATCGGCCCACTGGCTGCGCGTAGTCGTGGTTCCAGAAGAGCGTCGGGTTCCTGTCGAACTCGGTCGAGTTCATTCCCTGCGGGATCAGCACCTCGCCGTCGCGGTCGAGCGTCTCCGCGGTGATGACCGCGGTGAATCCTTTGGCGGTGCCCCTGAGTTCGGCGGTAAGCGCCTTGCGGGTGATGGTGTTCATTCGATTCCTGCCTCCCTGTTCAGTGCGCGGCGCGTCTCCTCGGCGATCGGCGAGGCCTCGATGTCGCGCGCGATCTGCTCCATCTCCGCGTCGAACGCTGGCTGCATGGAGCAGCGGCAGTTCGGATGCAGCGGCGGGCCGCTCACGTCCTCGAAGTCAAGGAGCATCTCCTTGTTCTTTCCTTCGGCATCAGGAACACCGAATAGCAGATCACCCTTTTGGAAGAACGGCTGATCGACAGGAACTGGCCTATTGCCGTACTGCTTCGCGGCGGCCTCGCAGAACTCGCACGGATCAGGCGCGAGCAGCCACGTCTTCCCAGTGACCATGCCAGTTGACTGCCACGCCTCGATCTCTGCGCTGCGCGCGGCGCGCGCGGCCTCGGTGCGGGCGACCGTGCGCGCGCGGTTCCACGAACCGTCCTGATCCTTCTGGCCCTCGGCCCAAGTCTGCACGCGGTCGGCAAGCTCGTCAACCGTCTCGCCGTTCTCAAGCCCAGTGCCGAGCACCTCGCGAACCTTGACGCTGGTCGTCTCGGTCACTCCCTGCGCGGTCTGCCGGGCGAGGCGGATCGACTCCGTCTCCGCGTACTTCGCGAGGTCTTCGCGCTCAAGGTCGAAGTCGACGTTCGTCGCGACCTTGGCGACGGTGTCGATGCCGATGGTCACGCCAGTCTGGATGGCCTCGCGCAGGTACGGCGCGAGCGCGTCGACCATCGCGCGCTGGTAGTTCCGCGACCGTAGCAGCCGCTCGGCCTGCGCGATGAGTTCGTCGGTCGGACGCTCGGACTTCGCGAGCGCATCGAGCAAGTCCTTCATCTGCTTGTCGAACACCTGCGACACGCCGCGGACCATGTCCTCCTCGGACTGGTTGATCTTTCGGCCCTCGGACTCTGCGCTCTTGGTCTGTATCCGATCGGATACAGAGCCTTCCCAGAGTGCCTTGTGAGAGACGCGCTTCGACTTGGCGCACCCGCAGCCGCAGAGCGCGTCCTTGCGCTCGACTGACTTCGCTCCGATCTGCTCTCCGCTTGTCGGCGCTTGCGGAGGAACGGCAGATGCGCCTTGTTGGATCGGGTTAAAGATGGACGCAATCGTCTCCGGCGAGATGGTCGGGAACGCAGCCGATGCGATGGACACCGCCGAATCCTTCGGAAGTTCGCCGAGCTGGATCGACTTCGCCAGATCGACAAGACTTGAAATCTGCGCCCCGTTGAGCGCGGTATCTGCGATTGCCTCTCCGGCGGGAACTGGCTGTTGTGCAGAAGATGGGCCTGCGACAGGCCGAGCAGGAGCGATCGGAGATGCGATGGGCGTCGGAACGCCACCAATCGGCTGCCCATTGACCATGAGTCGATCCGCATTCCTATCGTCGGAAGGCTCAAGACCCTCCTGCTGTCGCGCCTCGTTGGCGGTCAGGATGCCGCCCTGCACATACGAAAGCCGCTTGCCCGACTCCTGCACCTCGTCGCGCTTGACGGGGTTGTCGTAGGCTAGGAACGCGTCGTCCTCGATGCCGAACAGGGGAAGAAGCGACTGGTTCAGCACCTCTTCGTCCATGCGGCACGCGGGCAGGATGGTCGTCTCCTTCCAAGATGCGAAGCCCACCGTCGCGCTGGCGAGGTTCGGGTCGTTCGCGCGCAGCATCGAGACGGGCACGCCGAAGATCGCGGCGATCTCCTCAACGATCTCCTCGCGGCCCTCCAAGTCCTTCGGCGGGAACGACAGCGGCTTCAGGTCGACGTCGCCGGTCACGGCGAGGAACTTGCCAGTGCGCTGCGTGCCGCGGACCTTGTTCTCCACCTCCGCGGTGAACCTGTCGAGTTCGGCCTCGCTCGCGTTGCCCTTGATGACGGCGAGGTAGTCTGGACGGCTCTTGTTCTTGAAGAAGAAGTAGTCCATCTCGTGCAGCGCCTCGTTGGAGGTCACCGCACCCCACGCGGCCTCGACCTTGCCGAGGCCGTAGTACATATCGCGCGGGTTCGGGTACTTGAAGTGGATCACCTCGTCAGGCGCGAAGTCGACTTTCTGCGGGTCGGTCGGCCCGTATCGGTAGCCCTTGATGAACGGCTCTCCGCGCGCGCCTTCGCCCGGCACGATCTCCGTCCACTGGCTAGGCATCGTCCACAGTTCGGCAGGCACGCCGAGACGGCGGTCGATCACCGGGTGGACATAGGCGTTGCCAGTGAGTTCAAGGTAAAGCACGCGCAGGACGGTCGCGTCGAAGCCGTTCTGGTAGGGGTTGACCCGCGCGAGAAGGTCGAGCAGCGGGTGCCTGTCGGTGACGGCTTCGTAGTCGTCGCCGAACTCCGCGGCCTTCGACATCGCGAACCGCGATGGGAGCTGCGCGAGGTCGCCGGACAGATACGCCTTCGTTCGGCGATCCGTCCTGCGCGTGTTCCAGAGCTTCGCGCCAGCGCCGCGCGACCTGACGTACAGCCGAAGCGGCTGCGACGCGACGGCGATCGCGTTCAGCCGAGCCGCGGCATAGACCCAAGACGAGCAGTAGCGCACCGCCGCCTGATGGCTGAAGTCGGGACGCTTCACGTCCCGGCCGAGGAAGGTCATTCCGCTCGCGCTGGTGAACTTCGGCGGCACGTCGTCGGTGAACGCCGCCTTGGTGAATGCCGCCTTAAGTCGTTGGATCAGCGTCATATGGCTCTCGTCAGGAACGGCTTCCGCGCGCGCCTTGCGTGGACGGCGAGCGCGAGCGCGCACACTCCGTCATCGTGTCCCGCCGTCGCCTCGTACGAGACGTGCTTCCCCGAGTATCGGTATCCGAAGCCCTCCAGTTCCGAGCGCAGCCACCCGTCTGGGAACCGAATCTCCATCGTCTGCACCGCGATCTGGAGTCCTTCCATCAACTGCTGCTTCGACTGCGAAGTGAACTTGAAGCCATCGACGCGACGGCAGACGCGCTTCAAGTCCTCCACGATCGGGTCGCCGACGCCCGTCGAGTCGATCTGCGCGGGCGCTTCGCGGATGATCTTGGCGAGCTTCTCCCGCGTGAGCGCCCAAGGTCCCTGCCATCGGTCGAGCATCGCGACCGCGCCGTCCGCGTCGAGTCCGACGATGACCGTGAAGTCCTGGCTTTTCGCGAGGTCGACGCCGTAGACCTCGGCGGGTCGCGTCGAGAGCGGCCCGATGCACTGGCGCAGCGCGTCGAGTCCGAAAGGATTGCCGCCGTCCTCGGCTGGCACTCCCTCGTACTCCTGCGCGAAGACTTCGGGCGGCAGCGACCGCCGCGCCGCCTCGACCTCGTCCGGGTCAATGTGCGGATTCTGGCGCGTTCCGATGCGAAAGGCACGCATCGTGCCAGTAGTGTCACCTTCCGCCTCAGTGAACAGGCGGTGGAAATCTCCCGTCCCCTTCGGCGTGCCGAGGAAGAGCGCACTGCCCTTGCGGTCGGCGAGGGTCGGCCGCGCCGCGTTGCGCCACCATTCAAGGAGGTGCGGGACGAACCCGGCCTCGTCCACGACGATCAGGTCGTAGTCTCGGCCTCGGCCCGCGTCGACATCCTCAAGCGACCAGAAGTCGATGACGCCGCCTGTCTTGACTTCGATCCGCTTCTCGACGCGATCCATGCGCGCGGTCACGGGCGCGAGCGCGCGCTCGATGTCGCGCATGGGGTCGGCGAGGTACTTGTAGGTCGGCGCGAACCAGCCGACCTTGCGTCGGTTGATGGCGGCGCGCTGCGCCTTGACCTTGCCGTAGGTGGTCTTGCCCCAGCGGCGTCCGATCTCAAGGACGCTGAACCGAGCGAGCGCCGCATCGACCGTCAACTGCGACGGATGCAGGATCGAGGACAGCGGCTT